CGATCATAAATGTAAATAATAGCATTGACATCCTCTTGGCTATAGCCTGGAAGACCAACGCCAGCTTGACAGTCTAACTGAAGACTATGCTGCGTTGAGCGGTTTAGATCGTTCTGGCCCGTAGGCAGAGCACGCCATGAGCGTAGCCATTTCTGCGTGGTGCCAGCTTCTGAATAGACTGTCGGATCGTAAGCAAAGATTTCGCCTGTGCGGTAGTCGCCAATGACAATTTCATTGTTAAAGTTCATTTGGCAGTTACCGCGTGTGCGGGTAAATGCGTTATTTTCCCAACCAGCGCGCTCATGCCACGCGCCGGTCGCTACGTCATAAACCCATGTCGTGTCAGCGTTGGGAAAGTTCAAAACATAAAAGCTATGGCCATCTTGTTGATACGTATAGCCCACAGCGTCAGATAGCGTCGCGTATTGTTGAATTTGCCACTCGACCGCATGGGTCGATACACGCTCGCCTGAATAGCCCTTAGAACGGTAAACAATACCATTGCCACGCGCGTCAGTGCCAAGCCAGAACAGCCCGTTGTCGAGCTTGGCGACTGAGTAAGCAGCAAGACAACCTATTTCATTAAATGCGCCTTGGATGCGCGCCATAGGAAAGTCAGGTAATCCAGCGTCATACCAGACCTCGACAGAGTTGGTGCCAAACAGCCAGATTTCGCGGTGATCAACAATCAGCGTGACAAGATTGTCCGGCGAACCTTCAGCGCTGGCAAAGTAGAGCGGGTCAATTGTCGTGCCCGTCGAGTCCATAACCCAGAAAATCTGACTGTCTGGTTGATTAAACACAAACCAACCATCTAGAAAACCGCAGCCAACAGCGCCTGCAAATGGCGTTGTAAGCTGAGTTAAGAAAGGGCTAAATGTCAGCGTGACGCCTGTATTGGTAGCCGTAGCTGCCGCTGACAAAACAAACGCCGTAGAACTTGTGATACTAGCGACAGTCGCGCCAGTTGGAATACCCGTGCCTGATACAGGCTGACCAGGGTAAAGATATGTTGTATCGCCCGTCGTAACAGCCGTGCTTGAATTTGTCGTATTAAATGCGATCTCTTGATAAGTGCTATTGTAAATATAACCGTTTGTTCCTGCGGCGATAAACATCTGCCGACCATTATCGGTCATATTAACATTACCAGAACCGGCAATTGTTCCTAATGCTGTATAATTCCAATCGGAATCAATACGATACAATGTGGTGGCAGATACTGCATAACCATAATTTGTTTTAGCTGATTCACCGGGGGCTGGATCTATTGTATCGCTTGTAAACGTCCAGAGTCCGCGAACCGGCCCTTGACCTAATGTCTGAAGATACCGCAGTCCCGGCGCGCGTTGGAGCCATGCCGCCTGCTTACCACCTTCCGGCACAACTTCAGGGAATAAATTAACCATGCGGTTGTCAGCCGCATTTGGGCTGCGCGTAACATAGCTAGAGCCAAGGATAGGCGTAGCGACCATCAGTAATTGCCCGCATAAATGTTATAGCGCTGACGTGTGCCGACAATGCTGTAAGGCAGAGCCATGATGTCGTCAGGGTTATTGATGCGCTTGAGATTGCGCTTGCTATACATAGCAATTCGCTGCACCTGATTTGATGGCTCGACGCCAAACTCAGGGGCCAGCTCGCAAGCCAGATTGTAACGAAATGCCCGCAGATAGCCCGGCGGGAAAAGGATTGTCGTCGCCAGTGTCGCAGGCTGTGTGAGCTTATCTACCGAAATAAAGTGCCATTCTAGCAAGCGCAGCGGCACTGGGTAGATGACCATATCAATATTTGGATAGGTCATATTGGTGAATATGACCTGTGGGTAAGTAGACGTTACGGTCTTGACCGCGATGCCGTCATACTGTTGCTGATTGATGAATTTAATGCCGTAAGACACGTTGGTTTGTGGATCGCGGAAGTAAGTCGCGTCGTCCAGCAACACAGGACGCTCGCCCACAAAATCGCCGGTTGGGCCTAACGTGCGGTTTCTTTCCCCTGACGGCCAGTTGAACACCTGATCCTGCGTTGAGAACACCGAAAGCCGTTCGGTGTCCCAACTGTCGATCATCTGTTGAAGAGCAAATAACGCATCATTCGCTGTCTCTGACGAGGGCGTTTCGCCTTCGGCTAACACTCCGAGGAGCCTCAACGCGCCCACTATCTGATCGTAGCAACTGTATGTCGTCATCTGGGTCGAACCTCTCCCAGCCGTTCTCTTCGTCGGCGTCGGCTTCTAAATCCATACAAGCCACTTTAACCCCGTGGTCGGGATGTCTCAAGTAAATAACAGCCATGGGTTACTTTCTAAAGAAATACAGCGGCCCGTAGGCCGCTATATGTTACGCGACTACGGCGAACTGCCATTTAGTGCCATCCGACACAAACAGCTTGCCTGTGCCAGTAGCATTGGTCGTCGTGGCGATTGAACCTTTCGGTGCAGTCGTTGTCGTCGTGTTTGCGGTTATGGCCGTCGTCAAAAAATACAACCCAGCCGTCGCGTTAGCGATAACAGCGCCAGTTGTAGCCGTTGAAGTAAACGTGCCGGATACCGTAGCGGTAGATAGCGTGCTTCCACTAATCGTCGCGCCCGTAATGGTTGTGCCACTTACGAGTTCGGGATCAGAGAAAGCAACACCAACAGGTTTTGTGTTTGGCATTGCCTTCTCCTATTAGCTAACTGCGCCATACTGCCATTTTGTGCCGTCTGAATAAAACAGCTTGCCAAGACCAGTGGCGTTCGTGGTCATACCAAACGAACCGGCAGGAGCCGATGTCGTGGTCGTATTGGCCGTGATCGCAGTCGTCAGGAAGTAAATCCCTGCACCAGACGCAAACGTGATTGTCGAACCACCAACATCTTTAGCCGCGGCAGTGTTGCCGTCGGTAAAAGAATAGTCGCTAGAACCGTTTGGAATCGCGGGCGTAGGGCCGTATGAATCAAGCGGATAGGAGGCATTAGAAGTAGAAGTCGTCATGGGTTAAAACTCCAAAAATAAGGAATAAGGGGGCTAATGCCCCCTTTTACTTAGCCCCAAAGGCGAACGGCCATCTGCGGACGAATCACGCTGTAGCCATAGAGCACGTCAATACGGCAAGGCAGACGGTCGTTGTTGATGTCATACTGACGAACAACGCGTAAGCTGATGCCATTGTGAACCTGACGGCTTGCCATATCGACGCCCTGCGGAAGCAAGAGATCGGCGGTAGCGAAGCTGATCGCGTCACGATGATAGATCAAGTTCTGTGGATACTGCGTAGAAGCAGCGCCGAGGAACGTAACCGAAGCATCAGCAACTGGCAGCGCATCGACCGTGGCGAGAGCCTGAGAAGCCGAATACATCGCAGCAACAGTGACCGAAGCCGTTGAAGACGCCGTAACGTCAGCAAGAGCAACGAACTGGAACAGCGAGCCGGTTGACTCACGGGTCTGTGGGTTGACAGCGTAGACGCCAGCGATGGTGAACACGTCACCAGCTTTGATCGTCGTGGTCGTCAAGCCTTTAAGAACAACAGTCGTTGAACCTTCAGCCGTGACGGTCGCGTTAACCTGAACGGTGCCAGCGCGCGAGCCAGTCGTGAACTGCTTGATTGACTGAGACATGTTCAGCTCGTCGTAGCCGAGGATGCCTTCACCAAACATGCCGTTCTTGAACTGCTTGCTGATAGCCGACACAGGATTAAACAAGCCCTTCATGCCTTCGATCAATGCAGCGTTAGCGGCTGGATTGACGGTAGCATAACGAGGCTGCATGACCGCAGCGTTCTCGTTGAGCTTCTGTTGAGCCTGCAACAAGACCAGCGACGTGGCAGGCGTGGTGCCTGGGGTGCCGACTGAGTTGCCGATGTATTTGAAGCTGTTTGCAACGTCTGCGTCGATAGAAGACGCAAGCTGCGAAATACGAGGCTTCAGAACACGTTCAGCGAAGTCGTCCAACTGCATCGTCAGTTCGGCGGTCGTGAAGTTCACGCCGATGTGCTTCTGGCTGGAGACAGTGAGCGTGGTGTATTGCTCGTTGTCGTCCTGAACCTGAAGGGCAGCGCCGTCCGTGACCAATGCGCGGTCAGGAAGACGGATGCGGAGGGTCGAGCCGATCTTAG